TCACCTACAGTAAAAAAATGTATACCTTTTTTAGACTCTCTATCTAGCGGCTATATTATTAAAGCACACACTGATTTATACGTTAGATGGCACAGAGAAAAAGGAGTTACGATTCAAACTAAAAAAAATATACCAGATAACATACCTGTAAATAAAGGAAAAGAGTTTCACCACCCATCACAATTAGGAAAAGAATGCCCTTTTAATCACAAAAGTGATTTTGCTCATATTGTTAAAATTTTAAATATTTGGCAAATAGTTACTCCTCCAGGATATAGTTGTTTAATTACAAAACCCTTTAATTCAACCGAAGATAGATTCACACCTTTTACAGGAATTGTAGATACAGATACTTATAGAGAATTTATTAATTTTCCAACTAGGATTGAAAAGGAAGGAGAATTTGTTATAGATAAAGAAACGCCTATTGTGCAAGTTTTACCATTCAAAAGAGATGAATGGAAAATGCAAGTTGGACAAATAGATAAAATGGAATATAAAATAAATTTATTTAGATTAACTTCTGTTTTTGAAAAAGCTTATAGAAAATTATGGTGGACAAAAAAGATATTCAATTAATGGACTTTATAAAAGTCTACGATAATGTACTACCTACAGTATTTATCAGTAAACTAATACGAACCGCTAATGATAAATTTGATTTTAAAAAAGCTTTAACTGTAAATGGAAAAGGTGAAGCCTTTGAGCATAAAAGTAGAGTTTGTTCAGATTACAATATTGGAAACAAACCCGATAATTTTACTGAAATAAATTTAAAAAATACGTGCATATATCACATTGGAGAACTATCAAAACTTTATAGACAAGAATGTTGCCCTGATCTTTTTTTGGATAATGTTATAGAAGTCACCATGTTAAAATATACAGAAGGTGGTAAATATGACAGACACGTTGATAATGCTAAATCAACTCCAAGAGAACTTAGTTGTATAGTATATTTGAATGACGATTATCAAGGAGGTAATACAACATTTTATAAACCGAATACAAGAGAGGTTTTATGTACTGTAACACCTAAATCAGGAAGAGCGATAATTTGGCCGTCTAATTTTTTATTTCCACATCAAGCAAACCCAGTAACTAAAGGAACGAGGTATATTATTGTATCATGGCTCAATTAGAAAAAGATAATTATCAATATGTTGAAAATGTTCTAACAAAAGAAGAACAAGCGTTATTAAACAATTATTGTAAACTTTATCATTTTCATAATTTTAAAGAACATGATTTTACTCAATGTACTGGGGAATCTTTTCAATATGCTTGTTTGGTGATGGAAGCACTTTTAAAATCAAAACAACCTTTATTTGAAAAGGTAATAGGTAAAAAAATATTACCTACTTATTCTTTTTGGAGAATGTATAATTATCTAAGTGATTTAAAACCACATTCAGACAGAGCCGCCTGTGAAATATCTTGCACAGTATGTATTGGAAATGATGGTACTCCATGGCCTATTTATATGGGAGACAATCCAGTAGAAGTTAAACCAGGGGATGGTGTGGTTTATCATGGTCCTAAAATAAATCATTACAGAAAAGAATTTAAAGGAGACTGGCATAATCAAGTTTTTCTACATTATGTATATGCTGATGGAGAAAATACAAAAGAAGTAAATGACAAAAAAGGTTTTCTAGGACAGGCTAACTACAGTTTATGAAGTTTATTAGATCAGGAAAAAATTTAAATTTAACTTTTTCTTGGAGAGAAAGATTTTTATTATTTTTTAGAGGAAAAATAGTGATGGATCCAAAAGGTGCTAAAACATTTGTTAATTTATTTGGCATTATTTCAACAGATGTATTAACCCGACAACCTGAAGAACTTAAAGACCAACTTAATACCCTAGATGATAAGATAGAAACTAAGTAGACACTGAGGTATAATGTTTTTATGCCATTAAATTTAATTAATATAAGACCTGGGTTTAATAAACAAATAACTGATACTGCTGCAGAAGGCCAGTACGTAGATGGTGATTTTGTTCGTTTTAGATCAGGACTCCCCGAAAAGATTGGTGGATGGGAAAAATTAACCAATAACACTTTACCTAGTGTAGCTAGAGCACAACATCAATGGACAGATTTAGACGGAAGAATTTATGCATGTATCGCTACGTTGAGAGGTTTGTTTATTTACTTTGAGGGAGAATTTTATGATGTTTCACCTTTAGAAACGGCCCAGCCAGGAGCTACTTTTGATACGACTAATGGATCTGCAATAGTAACAGTTAATCTTAATGGGCATTTAGTACAAACTGGTGATTATTTTACATTTACTTCTGTAACACCTCCAACAGGAGCTGGTTATACGGCTGGTAATTTTGAAAATCAAACGTTCGAAGTTTTATCAAGAGTAGATGCAAATTCTTTCACGATTACAATGGCAGCTAATGCAACAGCAGACAATACTGCAAATGGTGCAGCAACTGTAAATCGATATGTAAAAGTTGGACCAGAGGGGCAAAGTGCAGGTTATGGTTGGGGAACAGATTTGTACGGGGGAGTAAGTTCGCTGGAGACAACTTTAAATGGAGGTATAAACAATAGTGTAACGACTATAACAGTGACAGACACAGCTGGTTTTCCTACCGCTGGGTCCGTAAAAATTAATTCTGAAATTATTACTTATACTGGAATTTCAACAAATGACCTGACAGGTTGTACTAGAGGAACACAAGGCACCACTCCAGCATCTCATTCTGATGGAGTAGGGGTTGTTGCACTTACAGGTTGGGGAGAGGCATCTTTAGCTGGAGGAACAGCAATTGATCCAGGAAATTGGTCTTTAGATAATTTTGGTCAAATTCTTATTGCAACTGTATTTAATGGTAGAACATTTACTTGGCAACCTATACAAAATGATCCTAACGCATTGACTACAAGGTGTACAATAATGCCTGGAGCACCAACAAGATCAGTAATGACAATTGTATCTGATCAAGACAGACATCTTTTACATCTTGGTACAGAGACGACTGTTGGGCAAAGTGGTACACAAGATAAGATGTTTATAAGATTTTCAGATCAAGAAAATTTTTCCCTTTATACTCCCACATCTACAAATACAGCTGGTACTTTTAGAATAGATGATGGTACTGAAATACGTGCAGCGATTAGAGCAAAAGATTATATATTAGTCACCACAGACACAGCAGCTTACACAATTCAATTTGTAGGTGCTCCTTTTACTTTTAGTATTAGAAAAGTTGGTTCAAATTGTGGATGTGTAGGTCCACATGCAATGCAATTCAAAGATGGAATTGTTTATTGGATGGATGATTCAGGTGGTTTTAATTATTTCGATGGAACAGTAAAAACTTTAGCATGCACAGTTGAAGATTTTGTTTTTACCCAAAACAATCCTGGAGATCTTGGATTGAATTATGGATCGGGAAAACTTGTTTACGCAGGTAATAATTGTTTATATGGTGAAGTCACTTGGTATTACCCTTCTGCTGATTCTGGTGTGATTGATAGAGCCGTGACTTGGAATAGAGAAGAAAATTGTTGGTATACAAGTTCTTTAGCAAGAACTACAGCTAATGATGCCCATTTATTTGCAGTTCCATATAAAACAGAATTTAACCAAACAGGTACTCCTGATTTTCCAACGATTCAAGGAGTAACTAATTTTAATGGCTCAACAACGTATTATGCACATGAAACAGGAACAGACCAAGTAGAGGGAACCACTGTCACAGCGATAGAAGCATTTGTTGAATCAGGAGATTTTATGTTACATCAAGATGGTGACGGAGAATTATTTACTAAAGTCAGAAGATTTATACCAGACTTTAAAAGACTCGATGGTAATGCGCAAATCACAATTAATTTAAAAAATTATCCTACTGATACGGCAGCATCTTCTTTACTAGGTCCATTTACAATTACATCATCAACAAATAAAGTAGATACAAGAGCTAGAGGAAGAGCGGCTAGTTTAAAAATTGAAAATACATCAACAGGTCAAACATGGCGCTATGGAACTTTCAGAGCAGATGTTCAACCAGACGGAAGACGATAATGGCTAAAATTACAGTGTATATACCACAGCCTACAGAAGAGTACACAGTAGAAAATCAACAACAAGTTTTACAATCTCTTGAGACTTTAAAAAATCAACTTAATTTTACATTTCAACAAGACTTGAAAAATGAACAGGATACGTTTAATTACTTTTTATCATGACAATACAATATAAAAACGCAGGTTACGAACTAGGCACTACAAATTTAACAACTGTATTAACTATCGATGCATCTTCAAGAGCTATTTGCAAAGGATATACAATTGCAAATGAACACAATAATAATGTGAACATGCACATATATTTTCACGATAATAGTGCAAGTACAAGTTATGTTATTTATCATAAAGCAATTAGTTCAGATACTACGGAGTATCCTCTAAATGGTGAACCTTTAAATTTAGAAGAAGGAGACAGTTTAGTTATGCAAGCAGATAACGCTGGGACAACACACGGTGTTATATCATACGCACTTATAAACAGATCGCAGGAAAATGGCTAAGAAAAAAGGACAATTCGGAGTTAATAATTATGTTAAAAAGAAACAAAGAAAAAGACCTGGAAGGGTTGCAAAATCTCCAAATAAATCATATACAAAAAAGAAAAGAAGAGGACAAGGTAAACCATGAGTGATCCAATAAGAATACCAGCGCAGGTAAAAGAAGTTGTCAAAAATAAAAGGACGGGTCAAATCTA